GCTACTTTTGCTGTTGGAAATACTACTGTTACAGGTGATTCTAACTTTACTTTAGTAGGTGTACGCTCGACATTTAGCACAGGAAGTGTTACAATAGAATCTAAGTATGACGTTACTGGTGTTCGCGCAACTTTTGCGCAAGGATCAGTAGTTGTAACTGGTACAGCTACCGTTACATTAGAAGGTGTAAGATCTACTTTTGCAACAGGTGTACCAAAATTAACAATATGGAACGGTGTGGATGATTCTAACACAGACATCTGGACTGTAGTACCAACAGGATAAAAATAAGATGGCAGATTCACCTATATTAAATTTAAACTTGATGACTACAGGATCTAATTCTGGAACCTGGGGTAATATAACAAACGAAAATTTACAAAAATTAGAACAAGCATTAAAAGGCTACATTGCAGTAGCTATTGGTAGTGCTTCTACTCAAGCATTAACAGTGGCAAGTGGTGGCACAGGAAGTGGTGTACAACAACCTAACGCAGCTTTAAAATTTACAGGTTCGATGTCTACAAATGTGACAGTGACATGTGAAGCTACAGCTAACTGGTATATTATTGATGACGCTACAACTAAAAATGGATACACACTAAGCTTTGGACCCACAGGAGGCACAGCTGTTGATCTTGTTGCAGGGTCTAAACATTTAATTTATACTGATGGCTCTACAGCTTTTGATGTTTTAGCAGACGCCGGAAATATTAAAGCTAATGGAACATTGCAAGCAACAGGTGATGTTACTTTAAACGGAGGTTCTTTTTCTTTTAACTCAAGTTTAGCTGACAAGGATGCTGTCTTTGCTGGTGATACACAAGCAAATTTATTATTTACGGATGCAAGCACAGACCGTGTAGGAATTAACACAGCTTCTCCAACGACACAATTAGACGTGGCAGGTACTTTTAGGGCAACAGGTGCGGCTACTTTATCATCTACGTTAGGTGTTACAGGATTACTTACTGCATCAACTTTAACAGCCACAGGAGTTGTCAATTTTGATGGAGGTAATTTTACTTTTAATGAAACAGGTGCTTTATTAGATGCAAGATTTGAAGGAGATAATGATCCTAATCTTTTAGTTACTTATGGTAGTTCAGACCGTGTAGGTATAGGAGTAAACGTACCAACCAATGCTAAACTAGAAATTAATCAAAATGATGCTTCAGCAGCTATTTCATGTTTAAGTTTAGATCAAGATAAAACTGATCAAGACTTTATTCATTTTGAAGGAACATCAGGCACTGCTAGTGCTAATAGTATTTCTTCTTCTACTGCAGAAGATGGAGCAAAAGGAGGAGCCATTATGATTAATGTTAATGGTGCCGTTAAATGGCTTAGATTTTACGATTCAGCTGTATAGGAGTTTAAATGCCACTTGTTAAAATGCCTTTTCAACCAGGAGTAGACAAACAGGATACTGAATATGGTGCAGAAGGTAAATGGTTTGATTCAGACAACATGCGTTTTCGGTATGGACTCCCAGAAAAAATAGGTGGTTGGGTTAAGGTTACAACAGACGCACTTGTAGGAGCTACAAGGGGAATTCTCACTTGGTTTGATAATGATGGTGATCAATATACCATTATAGGAACTAATAAAAAAGTATATGTCTATGCTAATGGTGCATGGTCCGATATTACACCGATAAGATCAGCGACTAATGCTATCACTGTTATTACTACTAACACCACAGCAGGCACAGAATCTAATGTAACTATCACTGACGCATCACACGGTGCTATTACAGGGGACTTTGTTACTATTTCTGGAACACCTGGCGTAGTAAATGGTATAACACAGACACAATTATTAGGTGAATTTGAAATTGTAGAAGTTCTTTCTACCTCACAATATATTATTACAACTGTAGGTACTGCTACTTCTGCTAGCGCTGTAAGTGTTAGTGGAACAAATGCCTCATATGAAATTAATACAAAACCTGCTGTATCCGTAGCCGGATACGGATGGGGTACAGGAACATGGGGGCTATCTACATGGGGCACATCACGTGCAGGTATTACAGGTGCTGATGCGGTTCAACTAGATTCAGGTAAATGGTCTTTTGATAACTGGGGAGAAGATGTTTTATGTCAACAATTTAATGGTGGACTTTTTTACTGGGATACATCAGGTGGTGTAACTGTTCCAGCAGTAAAATCCACAGTTACGAATGCACCAACACGAAGTAGGTTTATTTTAGTTTCTGGTACAGATCGTTTTGTTATATGTTTTGGCACGGAAGAAACAATTGGAACTACATCTAGTCAAGATGACATGTTTATTAGATGGAGCTCACAAAATGACCCTAATATATGGGTTCCTACCTCTACAAACACTGCTGGTTTTCAAAGACTGACAGACGGAAGTAGATTAGTAAGTGCAGCACGTTCACGTGGTGCTGTTTTAATTTGGTCAGACACAGCTTTATATCAAATGCAATTAATTGGCGCACCATTAGTTTTTGGTTTTACCCAACTAGGTGCTAAATGTGGATCAGCTGGATTGCATGCAGCTATAGATGTTAATGGAACTGCTTATTGGATGGGCCGTGATTCTTTCTTCGGATTTGATGGTAAGGTTAGTAAAATTCCTTGCTCTGTAGAAGATTATGTATTTGGTGATATTGACGAAGCATCACAAAAAGATACTTTTGCTGCTGCTAACAGTGAATTTAACGAAGTTACATGGTTTTATTGTTCTAATGGATCTTCACAAATAGATAGATGTGTTACATATAATTATGAAGAAAAAGTTTGGAGCGTTGGAACATTAGACCGTACGTCTTGGGCCGATAAAGGTGTATATAATTTTCCTTATGCAACAAGTTATGAAGCGTCTGATACTTCTTCTACCATTACAACTATTAATGGATTAACTGCCGGAAGAACTTTTATGTATGCACAGGAAAATGGTGTTAATGCGGATGGTGCTGCCATGACTTCTTTTATAGAGTCTGGAAGTTTTGTTATACCGCAAGCAGGAGAAAACTTAATGTCTATTAGACGGTTTATTCCTGACTTTAAAAACTTAGCGGGCACTGTAGATGTGTCCTTAAAATTTAGATTATATCCAACATCAGAACAAATTACTAATGGACCACATGAGGTGGCAACTACTACTGAATTTGTAGACACACGTGCACGTGGTAGGCAAGCTGCGGTACGTATTGAAAGTAGTACATTAGATTCAACATGGCGTTACGGCACATACCGTGCTGACGTACATCCAGACGGAAGACGATAATGGCAAAAATAAATATTCCACGTTTACCACAAGCCCAAGTTGATTATGATGAAAGACAACTTAACCAAATGATTCAGTCATTAGATCAATTAATAACATTGCTTAACAGTACTTACACACCGGAAACGTTGCGTAATGATGATGAAGCGTTTGCGTGGTTTAATGGGTAACGTATATACAAACGCTAAAAAAGATTTAGCTACAAATACTGACCCTGTTGTCCTATATACAGTGCCAGATAAAGTACAGGCTATAATTAAATCTATAAGAGTCAGTGATGATTCAGGTTCTGGCAGCACAATTACAGCTACTATTACAGATGCAGCAAGTGCAGTGTTTAGTTTAGGTAAAGATATAGTGGTAGGAGCCGCGGTTCCTGTAGAATTATTGACTGAACCTCTTGTTGGACAGCAAGGAGAGATAATTACTGTTACACCAGGACATGCAGATAGACTACATGTAGTGCTTTCGGTGCTTGAAATAACAAATAATACTTGATATAAGGAGTAAATATGCCTATAAAAGACGATAGTGTAATAGAATATGTAGAGATCAACGGGGAACAAGTTCCTAAGGTTGTGGTTCCTGCAGAAATAACTATTACCAACACGCTAACAGGTAAAGAATACGGTTCAGCAGAAGAAGCTGATGCCGATGTTGCTGACCCTGCAACCGACACACAGTCACACCACATCAGACAAGATGTAAAAGTTAGTGTCGCTATCCACAAAATATTAGAGGGAGTTGTAGGAGAAGTTTAATGCCAGGTTACGATTATCTAAATACAAACAGAGAAAATTATATCGCGAATATGAATTCAGGAATAATGAGTGCTGCTGATGACAACACAACTTATTCTGGAATGCCAACTTATAATCCAATGAACCCTTATAGTGATGGAAACCCATCATTTGTTTATGAATCCAATCCTGGTGCAGTTCAAGGTGACTTTAGATATGAGGGGGTAAATCCTGCATTAAATCCTAATGCCTCACCTGACGACTATAAAGTTTTTGATAGACAACCTATGAATCAAGGCTTAGGTATGTATTATGATGCAAATGTAGATCCATCGGACTGGAGAGTTATTCAACAAATTATGGGCGCAGGTGGTAATCCGGATGACTATGTAGATACAGCTTATGGTTTTGGAAATAGGCCGCAGCTCTTTATGAATTTTTAAATCAACATATGGATTTTGAAAATGTAGTACCGGATTATTTAGAAGAAATACTTCCGTTTTATGAGGCACCTGAAAGAGACGAAGAAGGAGAATTAATAGTATAATGGGATTTTTAGACAAAGCATTTAAGAATGTATTTAGAGGGGCTAGAGATTTTATAAATAGCCCAGCAGGAATTGCAACTTTAGCAATTGCTTCACCATTTGCCATGAGTGCAATGTCAAACGCAGGAACTGGAACTGGATTTTTATCAAAGTTATTAGCAAATAATAAAGTTAAACCTTTATTAGATATGGCAACTAAGTCACCACTTGTGACAAACGCTGCTAAAAACGCAGCAATGAACTATGGTATAGCTACATTAACAGGATCAGAAAATCCTGAAAAGGCAGCCTTGTATGCAGCCGCATCGTCAGTACCGTTTTCTTTTATGAAAGCAAACAACATGGCTAAGGCTTTTAACGCGGATAACACATTAACTGGAGACAAAAAATTAAATTACTTGGATATACTTACAGGAAAAGTAAATCCTAGCACGGGTTATGAAATACCGGGTGCAATGACTAAAACTTTTACTGATCCTACAAATACAATATATGATAAAGCAAATTTTGATAGTATGAATGTTCCAAGATCTTTACAAAGCATGGAAGTACCTGCAATGGGTCCTCCGCAAGTATCCACTTCTTTTGGTGCACCAAGAAACATAGACATAGATGCAATGCAATATTTTAGTAAAGATGGTGCAGCTATGGGCGCAGAATTAGCAAAAAGCCCAGGACTGGGAAGTTTAATTCCAGGACTAGGATTAGAAAATGTTGATATTTTAGCAACAGTTTTACCACAAATAACAGGACTATATGGTGGTCGTATGAGTGAAGCAAGAAAATGGGAAAAATTTAAAGAACAACAAATTAAAAGAATGGCTTTTCAATATGGTATTCCATATGAAGAAGCTAAAGAAATATTTAAAGATGGTTACCGTAACCCTTATTACACTACTACATCAGCAGGAGACTATGGTGATATAGAATTTAATAAAGGTGGTTCACCAGCATATAGAGATAGCTATATTGCAGGTGGGAAAGTAGTAGGACCTGGTACAGGTAAATCTGATGATGTTCGTCCAGTAGCATTATCTAATGATGAATTTGTTATTACAGAAAAGGCAGCTAAAAACTTTCCAGGTGGACATGCAGGATTATATTCAATGATGAATAAATTAGATCCTGATTCAGAAACAATTGAAGAAGCAAGGATGATGGTATAATGGCAGAGTCAGATTATCCTTCAGGTTTTGATGTAAACACACAGCAAAGTAGCATGTCTCCAGAAATGGAGGCTAAGTATCTTTGGCTGATGGACCAAGCGGTTAAGTTTGGTCAACAACAATTCGGTGGCCAAGGACCAATTACACCACAATCAATAGCTGGATTTAATCCAGAGCAAGTTAAAGCATTACAGATGGCACAATCTGGTATTGGTGCTTACCAACCAATGATGGACAAAGCAGAATCTGCTACTGATAGTATGGTTAATGCAAAATTTGATCCATCATCTTATGAAAATTATTTAAATCCTTATCAAGATTATGTAACACAAGGAATTTCAGATCAATATGATAAAGCTATGAACCAAGCTAACATGGGTGCTGCTTCACAAGGAGCGTTTGGTGGTTCAGGTACAGGTATAATGAATGCCGAATTATTAGGAGGAAAGGCACAAGCTATTGGGGAGTCATTAGCTTCCGGTTATGGAAATGCAATGAACATGGCGAGAGGAGATTTTGAAAATCAAATGACACGTTATGGTGCTGGTGCAGGAATGTATGGAAACATGGCTGGACAAACACAGCAAATGCAACAACAAGACGTGGCATCATTGATGGGCGCAGGATCTGTTATGCAACAGAACACACAACAAGGACTAGATGCTAACTACCAAGCTTACTTACAGAATAGACAAGATCCATATCAACGATTTGGATTTATGAGTGACATATTTAGAGGAGTACCATCTGGGCAAATGACAACTACGATGGGAACTGCTCCCGTAACAAATCCTTTATCCCAAGCATTGGGTGCAGGTATTTTTGGCGCAGGAATAGCATCGGGTTATCAAAACACATAGGAGTTTAAATGGTTTCGTACCTACGACCTCTTTTTAAAGTTGGCTACAACGCTTTACGATCACAGTATGGTAAAGGAACACCACGTGTGTTTGAAAATTTTAATGATTCAGCAAGAGAAGCATTTAAAAATCCTTACGTTAAAAATTACTTAGATGCAGCATCTAACAAACAAGGAATTGTACGTACAGCTGCAGCTACATCATTACCTTTTATGGCATATGATGAAATATCAGGGTTACTTCCAGAAAGAGTACAAGAATCTACAAAAATAGAAACACCAAATAAAGCTGAAGCTGGTCCTGGACCATGGAACGAATTTAATTCAGTTAAAAAACCAGAGATTATTAATACAACGGAAATTCTAAAAGAAAACCCTAATAAAAAATTAGATAATTTAGAAAAAGATTTTAATGAGCAGTATGATGGCACAGGCACTAACACTGCTTCTACTAATTCAGCAACGGTTAATGCAACAAATAGTGCAGGCACTGATACTATTGAAAGTGATGCGGTAACACGTGTTAAAGCATACAAAGATATTGTTCGTCAATTTGTAGGTAGTGGAGATCAAAGTGCACAGATGCAGAAGCAAGCATTGCTGATGAATATTGGTGGCATGTTAATGGCAGGGAAATCTAAAGATCCAGGCATGGCAGGGTTTACAGAAATCATTGGACAAACAGCCATGGCGACAGCCCCTATGTTATTTCAAATGGGAGCAGAGCAAGGTAAAGCAGAACGTGAAATAGGTCAAGCAGCCATGCAATTGTACATGGAAGATTTAAATGAAGATGACGATCGTAGTGGTGACTTTACTGCTGTGTGGCAAAATGAATACAAGCGTGGTGAAAATGGTGAGGTTATGTATGATCAATTAACAGGTACACCTATTGTTACTGACAGAAAATTAGTAAGCCAGTTCCGTGCTAACAGTGATGAAACAAATTGGTTCTTAGATCAAAACAATGCACTTGGTTTTCCTCGTTATACATTCCAACCATCAAGCGCTACGGGCCCAGGTCTTTTTGGAGTAAGTGGAACACAAGAAGGTGGGGCAATGTTAATGTCAAAAGCTGGTAAAGATTCAATGATTAAATTTGCTGACTATACTAGACGTGGGTTGATACCAATGGCACAAATGATTATGCCAATGATGATTGAAAACCGTGACAGTTTAATTGGTTACAAAGGATTTCTAGGAAGAAACGTAGGTCCTACTGCTTTCTTAGCAAGTGAAGCTGTTAAGGGATTAAAAGCAGGGTTTGGAGAAAATTCTATTACACAACTTGGAGATGAATCATTCCAAGTTAATCGTAATAGTGAACTTGGTAAATTTTATAGCCAAGTACTAGGTAGTGGCCCTAATGGACAAGCTTACGATCAAGTAGGTGATGGTATGTCGTTTGCTGTATTAGAAGCACCAACTGATGGAGCTTTTGTAGAGATACCAGGTCTAGGTGAGCAACCAGTCTTTGTAGATACAGGTGGTAAGTATGGTGTGCGAGGAGCAGAATATTTAACAAGATCTAATTTAGAAAAAGTTTTATTTGATCCACGTAAAGGTCAATTAGAAATCTTTGAAACAACTTTAGGTTTAATGTTGGCAAGAAACAGACAGCCAACAGGTCGTATGTTGGCAGACGTTCTTCGAAGATCATTTGAAGAAACATCTATGACATCTTTGATGGGTAAATCCAACATGCCTGAATATGTTATTGGTAAATACGTAAGTATCTATAATGAATTATATACTAACATGAGCCAAGCATTAAACTTAGCTGGGTATGTGTCAAGCGATGCACAAAAAACCAATGCTTCTCAAATTGTATCACCAGGAGCATTTGAAATTCCTGGTATAGAAAACTTTTATAATTCTTATTATAATTTAAGAGCTAATGATCCAGCATACTCAGTTGCTGGTTACAATATTGAAGGTGTTAACGTTCCACAATATCCTGATTGGAATGGTGGTAACGGTGCAGTAGTGTATCAAGATAATCTTCAAACAAATCAAAACACAGAAAGTGTGTTTGATAAATGGAATAACATATTTGATGAGTAATGGCTGAAGCAGATAATAAAAGAATAAAAAAATATCAAGAAAGTGTTTTTGATAATATGCCAAGCGGACAAGGTCCGGCAGATAAAAAATTTACAACTACATCTGAGACTGGTATTCCTATTACAGAATCACAAGATATAATTCAAGGCAATCAAAAATACGCAACTGATTTACCTTTAGCGCCTTTTCAAATTATAGGTAATGCTATAATGCCAGGCCAACCTTTTGGTAAAAAAAATCAATGGTTACAAAATGAAGAACAAAAAAAGATTTATGAAGCTAAAGTTATGGAGTCGCAAGCTTACACGGCACGTAAGGAACAAGTACGATCACAACTAGCAACAATATTTGATAAAGCAGATAAACGTTTTAAAGAAACAGGTGATGAAAAATATCATCAAATGGCAATGCAAGCTAAGAATGAAATATTTTCAGCTGCAGGTTTTACCGATGGTGATTTTTTACCTGTAGGACCAGAAACATACAGTCAGTATGATGAGTTTGGTTTGTTTACTAATCAACCTAATCCTTATCCAATGATAAATGCTCTTGGTGAAGGAGTTATAGGAACAGTAGGTGCTATTAAAGGATTTAACATGACTAAACCTGGATTTGGTTTAGTTAAAAAAGTAGCTGAAGGCATGGCTAAAGGTTTTGTCAAAGGTAAAGGTGGATGGGCAACACGTGCATTGAGTAGTATTATATATGGAGGTGCAGCTGTAGCTGCAGCTGACTTTGGTTATGAAACAGTGCTTGATACAATGGACCGTGCAGGAAAAGCAAAAGCATATCTTGCAATGGAACCTGAGGAAAGAAGTGGTGCTGTAGATGCAGAAATGAATACGCTTTTAGATAAAGCTTTAAGACCTGTTGATATGGTATTAGCACAAGCACCAGACGCTTTAACATTTGGTGCAGAAGGAATTAATAGACCTAAGTTAGGAGAAAGAACACAAGCAGCTATTGACGAGGGATTATTTGACGCAGGAGTTAGTACTGCCTTCTTTGGTATACGTCCTTTGTATTTAGGTTTAAAAGCAATAGGTGGTTCTTTGGCTGGTTTAAAAGCAGCTTCTCCATCTTCAAAAGTTTTTGGTAAAGAAATGGAAGATCCAATAGCTAAAGAAATGTTTAAAGATTTTGGTTCTCCAACACCACAAGAAATTGTAGCAGCTGAACAACGTTTAATGAAATTTGATCCTAAAGATCCTATGGTAGTTGGCGCTGGTGGACGTGCATTACTTCCATTTGGAAATATAAAATCTATTCCTGCTAAAGAAGAAGTACAAATGAACATACCAGTTATTGGTAAAGCATTTAGTCATATTATAAACAGTAAAGCATTTAATTGGTTAGGCCCTGCAAATAATAAAAGTAAATCTTTTGTTCCAGGGGATACACCGTTAGATGAAATAGCTGGAACTACCCTTCCTCGTTTCTCCGTAGCTGGTCGTCCGTACATTGGAGCGTTTGTAAATGCGTTTCAACGTGTACCTGCATTTGGTGGTCCTATTAGAGCCGGCATACAAGTAGCCGGTGAAGCTCAAAAAGTAAGAGCCATGGAAATGCTCGGAAGATTTGCTCCTTACATTACAACAGCTGACATGGGTGTTGATTACATTAAGTTAGCAGGGAAAACAGCTAAAGGATTTAGAGAACAAGCAGTTAAATATGATAAAGAAATTTTACAAGCAGCAAAAAGTGCAGGTGCTATTGTAGATAAAACTCAATCAATTAACACAGCTAAAGAAATTTTATTTCGTTATAGTAAAATGGGAATGGATGAACAAAGAAAGTATGGAGCGTTTGCTAGATTTTTAAACAAAGAAATCTTACAAGCACCAGAAAACTTTGTCCCAGGCACACAATTATTAGCACAAAATAAAATAAAAATTGGTGACATGTATGCACTGAAAAAAACATTAGATAGTAATTATCAAAATTGGGCAAAGAGTCCTGACATAGGAACCATGGGTGATGATATTAATTTATTATACAAAGCATTTGAAACAGATGTAGGCAGCCTATCAAAAACACCTTATGCTAATGTATCAAAACTTTGGGCAGAGTATGAGCAATTCCTATCAAATGGTATGCTTTTGTTTGGTACAAATGTCGGAAAAAATTTAGCAAATGTAAAACGTTTTGGTTTTAATGTAGCAGTAGGGGAAAGCCCAGCTAATGCTAGTAAAAATTTATGGAATGTTTTAGCCAAGTCAACTGACACTGGTGCATTTGTTCCAGATAATCTTTTAGCTTTAAAAAATATTGTAGGAGAACAAGCATACAATTCTGGTTTAGGTCATTACATAACAAATATTATAAAAAAATCTGT